TGCTTATCTTAACACCCGCATCCTTTGCCTTCTTCGCAACTACTTTTTTTTTTTGAGCGGACAATTTAGCCACCGCATCACCGCTTGTTTGAAACATTGACTTCGCAACATCAACATCAAGACCTAAGAACTGAACTAAGAATACAATTGCTTGTTCTTGCGTTAGCGTTCCAAGTCCAACCGCTTCGACAATCTCCAAAGCAGAAGCAATTTGCGCTCCGTTATAGGTTACGTCACTAACTTTTTCGGTTATTCCTGTTGGTTTTTCTGTCACGTCTGTTGAAGGTACGTCTATTACTGTGGTAGGTGCGTTAGAATCGATTGCAATTCCATCTTCGAAGATAGAGTTCATCTCTATATTTACGTCGCCTAAAATCGGTGTAAAGACTTCTTCAATAATTCTTTGATACGGACGAATAACTTGGCTGTTGAATATTTCTAAACCTACCAACATTTCGTCTTTGTTCGAACCAAATCCTGTTGTGTCTCTAATTCCATGAATCAATGGTGAAACAACGCGGTGTCCAACCATAATTTGCTTCGCTGTTTCTTCGCTTAAAAACTGATATTGCTTGTCAGCATCTGACAAAGGGAAGTCTTGAATCTGTGGAGCGCGTGTTGGGTCTTCGTTGAAGGTCATTAAGAACTTTCCAGCGTTAGCAGCACCGCTCAAACGTGTTTCCCACTCACGACGAATAGCCTCACGTTCTTCTTTTTGAGGTATTCCGTTCAAGAAGTTAATAATGAATGAAGGAAACAAACCATTCAAGATATTATTGACGTGATAAAGTCCCATTTGATAAGACAACTCGATGTAATTCAATGCTCCATAGTAGTCTGGTTTAGGATAGTAAACACTTCCTGCGCTCATTCCGTGAGCGTAAATAACTTGTCTTGGTTGTTCTTGTGCGATTGAAGGGTTGAACGCAGGGATAAACTCTGGCTTTCCTCTTTTGCTTCTTGTATTTGCCCAGTCTTTCGAATAGAAAATTCCTGTAATATCGTCCTCTTCTTTGTCGTATGCAAGTCTGCAATTCTCGAAAGGTAGGTGGTTGATTTGTACAACGCGAGTAAAGTCCATTGACCAAATTACCTCAGCAACAAATGCGCCTTGAAGTTTTAAGTCAAAAGATATTCCTTGCAAAGCATTGTCGAGAATAGTTCCTGTTCCTTGTCCCTCAATCATATAAGAGATTGAGTTCACCAACGCGTTGTGTATTGGTGAGTTTTGGTAAAGGTTTATTAAGTGTTGAGGGAATAAGTTGTTTTGTCCGTAGTCAATCCAACCGCTTCTGTTTTCTTTTTCAACCGCTTCAACAGGTTGGTAAGCTGAAAGATTTATTGCTTGAATGTTGCTCATATTATGCACCTGTATAAATTACATCGACAGGGATTGTCGGTGTTGAAACGTCAAAGTAAATTGTTCCGTCTTGTAATATCATCAAACCCTTTTCAACCAATCCAACGACGGAAGCATTGGTAGGGTTTATATTGCTACTGCTGTTTTGTCCGTACACTTCGTAATGATAACGTCCTGCATCGGTCAATCCAACTGTTGTAAGTCTTATTTTGGTTACGCGTTCGTTCTCGTTTATAACGGTTACTACTTGCGCGAGTTTTTCACCTGTCATTTCGTAAGTCAAAACGAGTAGGTAGTGAGTAAAGGCAACGTTGAAATATTGGCGACCTTCGTCTAACGAAAGCCACGCGTATTGATTCGCTGTGTTTGTATTTAGATAAACCATTCTATCCTTTACTTTACGTTAAAATTACATCACAGAGGGACGTTTAATCCCTCTATGTGTAAAAGTTTTTTATTAAGAAATCACTGAAGAAGGCGCTCCTGACATTTGGTAAGCGCGAACCGCTGCTTCGTGTGTGAACGCCAAAGTGTATCCGTTAGCATCACCTAAAGCAGTTCCTGTTGCTGCTGTTGCAGTAGAAAGGTCTGCACCGTTCTCATAACCAACAGCCCACCAATTCCCGTTAGTATCCAAAACGAAAACAATCACGCGTGCTTGTGCAACTGCTTGCAATTCCTTGCGTTTTGCTGCGCTCAATTTGTGCAACATCACATTAACAGTCTGAGTATAAAATACCGTTCCGTTGTCGCGGTTGAAATTGATTGTTTCTTCGAATGAACCTGTTTGTGTTGGTAATTCGTAAGTGTACAAATCTGCGTCTGTTGGTCCAGCAATTGCTGTTATTATATTTGATGCATCAAGAGTAAACCCAGTTACCAAATTTTGATCCAACAAAACGATTTGCTTAATGCCACCGATGCCATTTTTGCAATCCAGAGTAAATCCGCTATTTAATTCGCACATTTTTTTATGTTTTTTATTAGCACAAAAGAGGAGCGGTGTTTAAGCCGCTACCTCTTGTGCAAGGGTTAGAATGGTTGAGATTATGCAGTATATTGATAGAACGCGATTTCGTCACCGAATCCGTACTGAACACCTGCGAAGAAAGAGCAAGAGAAACGAACGTTGTTAGACAAATCATACTGATACATATCTAAAACTGCAACCGTGTTCCATTGGTCAAGTAAGTTAGTACCGAACCACAAGTTAGACTTTTGGTACATAGCCATTGTGTCGTCAGACATACCGGGACACTCGATGATGTCGTATTGTCCCTGCCAAGTCATCTTAACAGTTTCTCCTTGATACAAATAAGAACCACCGCCAAGACCAAGAATTGCAGTTCTGAATGCTTCAGCGACGTTTGAAGATACCGCGATTACAGGCTTCTCAGTAGCACGACGAACGCGTACAGGAAGTCTCAATACAAGACGGTTCATTTCTTCTATAACATTCGCAGAAGTGATAGCCTCTGGTGAAGCAACGTCAAGAACAGCAGCGTCAGCCAAGAACAAAGTCTCGAAACCTGCGTACTCACCTGCGTTAGCGTTAACACCTTTCCAAATTAAAACTTCGTTGCGCGCTGCAACACCTGCCATAACGTTAGCAATTAAAGCGTCAGTCAATGATGCGTGAAGTTCTCCGTTCTGCTCAGAGCGGCTCTCCCAATCCGATAAAAACGTGTTCTTGCACAATTCGCGCTGTACTTGGAATTTTTCCAAAGTCAAGATGCGCTCTGTTAAGTTAACAGTTCCTGTTGGAGTAAAGTCACAAGTAGCATTTGCGAAAGTTACGTTGTCAACAAGACGACGAACAACTTGTTTGTACTCGATGTTTTCTTTTACTGTAAGCGCAGAAAGTGATTCGTTGCTTAAAAATGCAGCACGGATATAACCTGCCGCCTCGCGACCAGCATATGTTGTGGTCAAATTTGTAGTAGTAGCCATTTTTTATTGTTTGTTTTTTTTATTTTTTAAGATGAAATAAGAAACGTTCTTCTGCTGTCATTTTTGAATAAGACTTAGAAGGTGTTTGTTTTGCCTGCTTTACTTCCTTGATAGAAGACGCTGCAGGTTGTGCGCTTAATTTTGTTACTTCGCTCGAAAGATTCTCGTTTGCCTTCTTAATGTCAGCAAGTTCACTCTCCAACTTTGCAACTAACGAAAGAAGTCCTTCAACCTCTTTGCTTAGTGATTCTTCAGCAACAACCTCAGAAGTTTGTTCTTCCTCGATTACCACTTCAACCTCTGGAGCTTCTTCTTCCATTGGTTTCAATTCAGTTACAACACCGTCAGCAACAACAACAATGATGCTTTCAGCTGTCTTGTATTCTCCGTCCATTAACGCAACCTCGTTGCCTTCTGCGTCTTTGCCGAATACACGAACACCAGCTGCCCAAGTGTCGCTATCTGTGTAGATGCTTGTACCGTCCTCTAAAATCGCCTCAACCATTTGCTTCACCTCAACAACCTCTTCGGCTGATAGGCTAACATTGTGTTTTGCGAATAGAGCGTTTACTTTTTCTCGTAGATTCATAAAAATGTTAATTGTTTGTTTGATGAGTAGATATAAAAAGAAGTATATTTGTTTCGTAATTCGCTTTTTCATAGGTTGAATTTGATTTTTAGGTTTGACGGAGGGAGTGATTACCCTCCGTTTTTTTATCCTAAATTGTCGAGAATCGCGTTTAATACTTTCAATTCATCTTCACTCAATCCATACGTCTTAAACCCCATTTTACCGCCCTCATTCGTTATCTTCGTGAGAGCATTTAGAAACAGGTTAGCGTCGTCGTTGAACAATTCCAACTTAAAGAAACCACCTGCTTCTATATTCATTATTCGCCTTTCAAAAGTTCGTTTATTTCATCAAGAAGTGCTGCAAATTCTTCGTGCTTACTCAAATACATTTCTTTCTCTGCGATAAAATTTCCTTCGATTGAGAAACCAAGAACCTCTTTGTTTTGAATCTGTTTTTTCACTTCTTTATTTTCCACTTTCATGCAACCGAACCACGTTCCTTCTGGAAGGTCAAACCCGAAGTTTTTACTCTTGTCGTTTTCGCCTTCGATTATCCACGTTTCAACAAGTGACACTCCGTCAACAACTTTCGCGTGTTCAACCGTTGCGTTGTTTTGGTTGGCTTGTTTCAAATAATTGTAAGCAATTGCACGAATGGTGTCTTTCGAATACTTAACGTAGTATTCTTCGTCCGTATCGTCATTGCGTCTGTAAATAAGTTGGTCGGGAATCAATAACGCTCCATACAAAAGACCTCTAAAATCTTCTTTGAACTTCACGTTGTGTTGTTCGCTTAACGCTACAAAGTCAACACCGATTGCAGGTTGTTCAACAACACTGATTGCGTACACTCCAAGAAGTCCAGCGTCGTCGATTCCGTATTCAATAACTTTTATTTTTTTCATATTGTTTATTTTTTAGCCACCAAGACGCGCTTGGTTGTTGATTAATTGTTGTGCTTCTAAATTGCTACTTACTTGACTGCTTACCACATACGCTTGTAATGGTGGTTGTTGTTGGTTGGGTTGATTGCCTACAAAGGCGAAGTTCGCAGGTGAAGGTGCGGAAGTACCACCACCACCGCCACTTGTTGAACTTATACTTCCGCCTACATTAGCACTTCCGCCACCCATAAATTTTCCTATTGTCGTTCCTGCTATTGTTGCTATCGATGTTGCTGCTCTTAGTTTAGCCGCTGTACTTGCTGCAGTTGCTAAAGCTATACCACCATCTGGAGAAAGTTTCCAAGTTGGGTTTGCGTAATATCCTGCAATTTCTCTTTGAGTGTCAACAACTACTTGTCCAATGGCTAAGGCTTTTTGTAATACAAAAGCAACGTCTGCCGCTTTTTTATTCTTTTGAAATAATGTTGCAATAAGGTCAATTGATGCATTACCTAATGCCCAACGAGCATCGTAAATTTGTTGTTCAGCATTAATAACAGCATTTTTATATTCTTCAGAAAAAAGCATTCTTGTTTTATGCCCTTGCATAGCAAGTTCAGTTAACTTGTCTTGCTTTATTTTTTCTTCGTCTACAAGTTTAAGATTCCATTCAACCTCCATATCGTAGACTGCGCCAAGTTCTTCACGCTTTGCTACTTCTTTTACATTTTTCTTTTCATCTTCTAATTTTTGTAAATCTTGCACTGTTGTTTCAGTAGCAATAGCAAGTTTTGCATTTCTTAAAATCTGTTCTTCTTCTAAAAGTTTATTTAATTCTGCTTGAAGCTGTTTTTGTCTATCGCTTTGAACTAAAACTTTCTTTGTTTCAATATCTTTTTGAACGAAGTTTGCGCGTTCCGTTGTGTATTGCTGTTCCGTTCCAATTAATTCTTCTTTTTGAAGATTAGCTTTTATCAATCTTTGCTTTTCTGCAATAACAGCAAGTTGTTGCGCTCTCGCGTCTTCAAACTTAGCCATTGCGGTTTGTCTTTCTTGTTGTTCTTTATAACCTTCAATAGTTATATTTTTTGCTTCTTCAACTAATTTAATACGGTCTGCTTCACCTTTGTTAGTTATTCCGCTTAACAAGTTACGCATCTCAATTAACTTGTTTTCCTTTTCACGAATTGTATTAATATCTCCAGTTGTTCTTGCAATTTCAAGTTCGTTTTCTGCAACTGTTATATTGTTTTTCGCTTTTTCTTTTTCTAATTCAAGAGTTTTAAAACTTTCTCCATATAATGCTTTTTCTTTAATTAACTGAGCGTCTAAAATTTGATTTTGTTTTTCTAAAGCTGCATTTGCTTCGCCTAACTTTTCTATTTTTTCAGCTGTTCCACTTAACGCTTCGTTTATCTTATCAAAATTTAAAACAAGTAAAGCAACCGCGCCACCAAGTGCAAGTAATGGATTACCTACAATAGCACCTGCGAGGTTTCCTAAACCTGTAATAAGACCACCTACCTCATCTTTTAAAGTCTTAAAATCAATGCGAGAAACAGCGTTACCCATTCCTGTTAATGCTTGACCTGCTCCGCGTAAATCTAAAGACATTAAACGACTACCAAACAACGAAACGTTATTCGAAAGACCTTCGAAAGCATTACCCGCGTTTGCGTTAATCTCTGCGGACAAATCTCCAATACTATCCTTCAATTCAGCAGCACGCGCAGACGCTTTCTTGAACTCCTCACTCGAAGAATCCATTTGCAACAACTGCTGTTGTAACGCGCGAAGTTCAGCCTTCGCAGATGTGAATCCTTTCGCTGTATTTTCAGCCGCTGCACCTGTTTGATTAAGGACGGTGACCGCGTTTGTGTTTACATTAAAGTCAATTGTATTCGCCATTATGAGAGTAGTTTATAAATTATAAATATCCAAAACGCGACGTTTACCGAAATGCGAGTAACTTTCCACGCGTAGTGCTTCCACATTTGTAGTTTACGCTTTCCGTTTGCAAATTTCCCGAACTCACTTTCGCTCTTTACATTGATTTTTATGAACTCCAAACAAGCGACCATTGCGTGAGCTTTATTTTGAAGAGATTGACCTGAAATTTGTTCCATTGCTTATTACTGTTATTGTTGTTCCTGCACCGCTTACTATTATGCTCGAAGAACCGTCTACTGTTTCACCTGTGTAGGCTTGTATCGTTGCTCTATTCAAAGAACTCGTTGTTTGAAGAACGAACTCACGACCTGTTGTTGTTGCCGCAGAAGGCAAATAAACCGTGATGTTATTATCTTTTGTATTGATAAACAACACGCGGTCAAAATTGGTTAAAACGTAGTTCGTTATTATCGTCTTGACTGGCTGTGAAACACCTGCATTGAATCTAACAGGCGCACCAAATCGCGTTGGTGCTAACGAAGGTGCTTGTTGTGTTATGAAGGAACGCGTTCCGTTGTTGGGTTTTGAATAGCAATTGTTCTTTGAGCTGTTCCAATAGTAACCAAAACGAAGACAACACGTTTCGTCAATTGTTGCAGGATCACCATTCAAAGTTTCCCAATTCAACGATTGGTCAAGGTTAGACGACACAGGGAAAATGTCGCAGTTGTTGTCGATGTCCAGAACGCGAATGAGTTTCACCTTCGTCATTTCTTGGTCGCCTACAACGTAACCTTCGATGTCGAGAATCCGCCACCACGAATCTATTATCCAAATCTTGTCGCTGAATTGAAACGTGAAGATGTCATTCAACGTTAGTGCAAACATTCCTTCTAATATGCGCGCTTGTCCGTCATACAATTCACGATAGTAGTTACGCCAATAAAGATTGTAAAGGTTGTTGTATGGGTTAGCAATGATTGTGTGCGGTGGTATTTCGGGAGCGAAGTTTAAATCTAAATCTGCAACCGTTGCGTTCATTGTCGAGTAATTGTTCAAACACTTTACAGCCGTAACAATAACGCTATCTGAAACCTCATCGTACATATTCACAAAGAAGTCTGCGAAGTAATACAGGATGCGTGGTTTAGGTTGTACGAATTGACCTTCCGCATTTAAGAATTTAGGAACAACTACATCTGTATTTTCCACAGGTGCGGAAGGTGTTGAAGCGAACGCTAACTCAACCTTTTCTTCACCTGTTGCGAACTCATTGATTACTTCAAAGTCTGATTCGGTTACTTCGTACCTTCCGTATGTGCGTCCATTGTCTTTATAGACTGAATTGAAAAAATCTGAATCTTCCGCGTATGTAAATGTGAACTTCGCCTTTTGTAGGTCGGTCGTTGGCGAATACATAATGTCTTTCGACAAGTCTAGTTTGTGCGACCAATCGAGCGTGTTTCCACTTGCTATGTATTCAACCATTGGCTCAATGCGTAGCGTGTTTGGAAGCGTCTTATCTGCAACGAAAACAAGGTTGAACATCTTTTGAATCGACGTGATGAAATCGATTTGCTTCATATCTGGAGCGTTGAACTCCATTAACACCGTGTCGCCTGTCAATGCTGTTCCAACGCTTACAAGTTCAACACCTGTTCCTGTGTATCCGACGTTTGCATTTCCTGTAAAATCAATTTCCATTGTTCCATTTCCAGAAGTAAATGGTTGCGCTCCGAAAACAAATTTAACTTGGTCACCTTGCGTTAGTTCAAGAGTTATATTTGCGATTGAACTTAAAGTGTTTGTTATGCTTGTTCCAAGATTATAAGTGAAAGTATCTTGGTCACTAAACACATTGTTTACTTTTGGATGAAATCCAAACAATACATTTCCTACGTTTGTACCACCTGTGGAAGTAGCTGTTCCATTTATCCAACATCTAAATGTGAATGTTCCTGTAAATGGTGCTGTGTAAATTCCACTGCTCCAATCATTTCCTGCATCTTCGTACTCTGTAAATTGAGTATATAAATTGTAGTATTGATTGTTGTTTGCAAATGCTATATTGTTAAGGTTAGAC